CGATCATCTGAACGGCCCCTGCTGCAAGGTTCGCACCGACACCCAACAACAGCATTCCGCTTCCGAGTAGAGCGACACCCGAGCCGAGCAACAGAACTCCAGCTCCGAGAGCCAGAGCGCCTGCGCCTAGCACGACCAAAGCCGCACCTACACCGAGCATTGCGGGGATCTGCCAGCCCAGAGCGGTGAATGCACCAACGATCAATCCGATGCTTTCGACACCGCCTGCGGCGGCTACGTTGAGCATCATGAGACCGGCGGCCATCATCATCGCACCTGTACCAACAAGGATCATGCCAATCCCAGCAACGATAGCGCCAGCGCCGAATGCCAGAAGTGCAGCACCCAGCAGCGCGATATTTCCCATGAGGGGGAATACCTGCTGAACACCCATCACGAAACTCGCAAGTCCCGTGACCGCGATGATGCTAGCAAAACCGAGAGCCAGAAGCCCTGCGGCAGCCATGAGTAGACCCATGCCCAGGATGATGAACGCACCGCCGGCCAATGCAGCACCGACGGCAAATATCCCAAGCGCAACACCAAGGCCTGCAAGCACCAACATTGCATTACCCATCGTGCCAAGGTTCTGCCCAAGCGCAGTCAACCCAACAGCCAGAAGCTGGAGAGCGGGACCAAGCAGGGCAGTAGACACGGCAAGCAACATCATTCCGGCGCCGACAGCCAGGACAGCCAAACCCATGAGGGCCAAACCGCCAGCCAGAGCCAGCATTGACGGAATAACGGGTGTCAACATCGCTGCTGCGAACGCGAACATGATGATCGCCCCCATGAGGGCGAACAACGCAGTCACGATGTTTGCCATCGGAATCGCTGCCAACAGCATCACGGCGAACGTCAGGATAAGCAGCGAACCAGCCACGGCCAGCATTGCTACAGCACCGGGGAGAGCTGTCGTCATGAGCATTGCTGCTCCAACGAGAACCGCCATCAGTGCTGCAACTGCGATGAACCCCTGGATCAACTTGTCCATCGGGAGCATGCCCAATATGACTACCGCGTTGACCATGAGTCCGATAGCAGCAGCCATGGCCATCAGACCAACCGCCGAGAGCACCATGTCTGGAGCGAACTTCGACAGCAGAACAGCAGCGCCGACAAGTAGCGCCATCAGGATGCCGACAGAGATGAACCCCTGTTGCAAGATAGCAAGCGGCAACAGTCCGAGGACAATCACCACATTGGCCAACAGCCCGAGAGCAGCCGCCATAGCCAGCATTCCAACAGCAGACATTGCCATCTCTTTGGCGAACTTCGACAGGACCACAGCGGAGCCGACCATCAGAGCCAGCATCGCAGTCACAGCTCCAAGACCCTGTGCAAGGGCCGGAAGAGGCATGACCGCAAATATGGCAACGACACCAGCAAGTGCCGCAAGTGCGCCCGCAATGAGGATCATCGATCCAGCTGTCGCAACGAAGTCCGCGTCAAGCCCGTTGAGCGCCTCAGCGGCAGCAACGAGCAGACCTAGGAGGATCGTCACGGCAATCAGACCTTGGACCATCTTGTCCTGATCCATTCCGCCGAGAATAAGCGCCGCGCCAGCGAGGATGCGCAATGCACCAGCAAGCATGACCAACGACGCCGAGATGATCGGCATCTCCTTGATTCCCTTATCACCAGCGATCTTCTGGAATATGGCCATCGATCCGAGCAACTCCGCGAAGAGTGCACCCAGAGCAGCGATGGAGGCCAGAAGGTTCTCAGGCTTTACGAGAGACAGAACCAGTACGGCACCTGCGAGGAGCAGGATTGCACCGGCGATCGCCATGATCGAGCCAGCCTTCAGGTTGTTCTGCATGGCGGAGAGGGTCTTGGTGAGCCCCTCAATCGCATCAGAGATCCCGCTGAAGAAGCCCTTGAAGCCCTTGGCGAACTTGATGATCCCGATCGTCATGGCGGCGAAGAGACCCGTGTTGATGATGTTTAGGACGGTCGCCAGATCGATGTGTTTCATGCCCTCTGTAAGAGCACCACCGATACCAGAGAACGCATCCTTCAGCGCAGAACCGGCCTTGGTGCAGAAGTCCCAGACGTTCTTGACTGCCCCGATGATCCAGTTCCAAGCACCACTTACAGCGCCTGGCAGACCATTCAGAGCGGTCGACACATCAGTTACTACGTTGGATCGGAGCTGGTCGAAGAACGCGATGACAGGAGCCATCTTCGCTCGGAAGTCCGCTGCGAGATCGCCCTTGTTCAGGAACTCATCGAAGCCTGCAGCGAGCTCCTTCAACTTCGCAATGATGGGTTCGAAGATCCCGTTCTGCATCTGAGTGATGAAGTAGAAGAACTTCGAGATCCCGTCCGATGCGTCTGCCGCAGCATTACCGCCAGCAGTCACCGAAGAGAAGAAGGTCACAACGGGCGTGACGAAACCGCCCAGGGAAGAAAGCAGATCCCACAATTTGCCAAGGCCGTTGCCGACAACTTGACCAATTCCGGAGAGGATGTCTACTCCTATTTTGATGGTTGAGAAGATCCCGACGAAGGCGTCATGAACGCCCTTGCTCTGGTCCTTGCTCAGCACCAATCCCGCTGTGAAGTTTCGGAACCCAACCGACAGGGCGTACAGATTCTTCCCCAGGGAAGGCGGGAAGACCTCACCGAACGCCTTTACGATTGGATCGACGACCCTCATGAGGGCGTTGAACGCGTTTCGCAGACCATCGACGATCGCCTTACGGCCACCCAGGTCTTTCCACGTCTGCAACTGGTCGTTCCGAGAGTCGGTAGAGCGAGACATCAACTTGCCGACCTTGTCGTTCATCTCAGAGAAGAGCGCTCGCGCCTCTTTGAGATCACCGATCACGATCTGCCAGGAGTTTGCCCAACCGGTAGCGTTGTTCGAACTGATGGTCTCAAGCAACTGAGAGAAGGTCTTGACCTTCGTGGCTGCTTCTTGAGCCTTGTTACCCATGTCCCAGATCGCTTTGGCCTGCTTCTTCGTGTAACCCTGGGCCTCGATCTGCTTCTTGGACATGGTGCCGGTCATCTGGTTCAGAGTGTCTGTCAGGACCTTGGAGGTCAGCCATCCGCTCTTGAGGGACTCACGGAAGCTTCCTTCCTTCTTGATCATCCCGGAGACCGTCTTGTCGTGCAGAGAGGCAGTGCGGACCAGAGCGTTCTGGAAGACCTTGCCACCCATGCCAGCGTTCTGCACGGAGTTCCAGTCCATGAGGCGGACCGTACCCGACGCAAGTGCCTGCGAGAGCTGGTACATCGCGGTTGCCGCCTGCTGACTACTCGAGCCAGACATTGCTGCAAGGTTACCGATACCCATGATGGCCTTCATCGCGGGCTCGAGTTTTACACCAGCGGCAGTGAATAGACCCATGTTCTGGGCCATGTCACCGAAACTGTAGACCGTCAGGTTGGCGTAGTCTGCCATCTGCTGGAGGGTCTTGTTGATGCGCTTCATCGACGCGCCAGTGTTGGCCTGCATCGTCTGAACGGTCTGCATCTTGTTCTCGTACTCGGCGAAGCCGGCCTGCATCGGCTGCATGAAGCCGGACGCCATCTTCTGACCAAGTACTACCGCCTGATTGGTGATGGTCGCAAGGGCGGTGACTGCGACGACGCTCATCGCATTGAACTTCTGGGCGATTGTGTCTACCCCTGTTGCGATTCCCGCGAGTGAGAAATGCTTTCCAGCAGAGTCCAGATCTCCGAGGCTCTTGGTCGCTTTGCTGAGGTCCATCCCCTTCTTCAAGCCATCAAGGGATGTGAGGGTTTGCTGCACGTTCTTCTCGAACATGGCATTGTCGAACTTGGCGACTACGACTTTCTCGTCGATGTTTCCACTCATGCGGTCACCACCTTCCATACATCCGTAGAGATCTTGTCGAATATGGGCTTCAATGCTGGGTTGATGTAATCTCGACCAGCCACGTATCCACCCGTGCCCGTGCCGTGACCGTACTGCAAGAGGATGGCGATGGGGACGCCGTCAACAGTGTGGGAGTTACTCCACGTAATTGAGTAGACGCCCCCCGACTCATTCACCTCATACGTCCATGAGTTGGCAGTCAATCCAGTAGCCGCCGGAGTGGCTGACGCCAGCGCGTTTTGGCCCGCGCGACCCAACTTGTCGAGGATCGAGAATATGGAACTCTTCCGATTCTTCGTCAAGTACGTCTCGAAGTTCTTGAAGGAACCTTTGGCCGAGAATGTGATCATGAGGTCCCTTCCGTTGTTAACTTCTACGAGTTAGTGTGGCGAACGTCCAACCCGCGACTGCTGTACTGGCGGCGTTCATTGTCGATCCCGTTGTCGATCGAATCCAGAACGTGACCGTGTCGGTTGCTAGCAGCGGTATGTCTTGGGCATTCGCCTGTAGAACCAACCAGCCAGAAGAACTGACTAGGACCGAACCAAGCACGTTTGACCCTGTGGCGTCTGGTTGTACAGAGCCCTTGACGATGGCTATCGTCCGGTCATACACAGAACCGTAACTCTGGAAACGATTCTGGTACAAAATGTCGTAGTTACCAGCGGTACCAACTGTGACGATCCCAGTGGCTGTGTCGGCAGACATCCCGGTGGCGTATGTCAACGTCGTACCAGAGAGTCTGTTCCACGTATCAGCCGTATAGGCAGATCCGGCCGCATTATGGCCGACTGTGGTTTTCGTCATCTTCAGGCGTGCCTGCACTGGTGTCGAAAGACTCCAGACCGACCAGACACCAGCATATCGACTGCGCATGACTATCGGGTAGACATCGGTGGATGAGTAGGGGATAGCGACTTGCGTCCTGTTCCCACCAGACCCGCCGTATGTGTAGTTCGTCACGTAGTAGTAGACAGGCGTACCAGGTCCTTGAGGCTGCGATCCAAGAACTAGATTCGGATGCAGACCTTGTGTGAGGATCGTATCCCAACTATCAGTAGCTGTTTGCACACCTCCAGCGTTAGGAACCCAGACAGGGCCTTGAATCCCCTGGATACCCTGCACATTACCGACGTTGATGTCGGTTCCGCCCCGAGTTGTCAACACAAGGTTCGTGCCAACAAGTCTGGCAGAGACGATCGAAGCGTTCGCGATCAGCGCCATTGCCGCGGAAGTCATGCCGGTGATTGTAGCCATTGACCCTCCTCGGGTTAGTAAGAACTGATCGTGTAGTTGTCTGCGTCGACAAATATGGCAGTCTCGTATGCGATCTGGAAGTTGTTCGCATCCAACATCGTGATGATGCTGTCAGGTCCAGTCGCAGTCCAAGTGCCATCCCCGTTGTCTGTGATCCTGACGATGCACCAGTCATCGAAGAAGAATATGGTTTCTGCTGGCGTTGGTAGACGCGGAGCAGTACCAGCCGTCCCGTAAAGGATCGCCTCAAAGTCAGCGAGCAATCCGGGACGAGTCTTCGTAGAATCGATGATGAGATGCGCGGTCGGGAACATTCCGTCGATCTTCACGGGGGTCGTGGCAAGATCCCAACCAAAGGTTGTCGTCTCGGACTTAGATCCAGAACTCTGGTAGTTCTTCTCAGAATATGACGCAAGCACATTGTACAAGAGATGAATCTGGTAACCATGAGCTGTGCCATCCAGGTCGTTACCGAGCTGTGTGACATACGTCATACCGAATGGACCTTGTGTGAGAGCGTCCGGGTAGATATAAGCCTCTACTCCGGCAGTGAAAGCCTCTGGCGAGATGTCTGTCATGAAGCGCTGCCCGTCGATGAAATATGAAGTGCTCTTTCCACCAACAGAGTTGTCTTTCACGGAGAGAAGACCGTTCCAAACCAATGGAGAACTTCCCACAGGATATAGAACGGCCTTTGTCACGCCGATCTCGAATCCGCGTAGACCCGATTGATCCCACACAAGTTTGGTCATGAGAGCTCCTAGACGAGAAGGGCGAGAAGTTCAACCACCGTGGGGATGCGCGGATTGGTTCCGGCAGTCCCATAGAGGATGTTCTCGACGGCGGTCATCGCAGCGAGGGAAGCCTTCGTGGAATCGATGATGAGATGCGCGGTCGGTCGACGCCCAGTGATCGCAACGGGGACCGTCGCAATGTTCCAAGTCGACTTGATCGGACTCGGGGAGTCGCCCATTGTCTCGTACGACTTTCCGGCGCTCTCAGATATGGCGTTGTAGACCACGTGCAGCTTGTAGCCGTAGTCAACACCGACAAGATCATTGCCGAGACCGGTCCGGTACGAGAGACCGAAAGGTTTGTGGGGCTGTGCAGTGAAGAACAACCCCTTGCCGTTTGAGGGCATGCCTTGCAGGTCCAAGAACTCGTCGGGGCAAGAGAAACCCTCGAGCACCGCATCGAACTCCTCGAACCCGACGATGTTGAGGTAGCGGACTCCGTCCATGTAGTAGGACGTGACGTCGCCACCTGGGGAATTCTCCTTGACAGAGGTGAGGCCGTTCCAGACCACGCAGTTGCCGGTCGGTGGGTACAGAACCCCACGATCGAGTCCTGCTTCGAATCGACGATCGCCCGCTACACGCCAAACAAGTTGTGTCATGATGCCTCCCTTCTAGCCTTGGTTTCCGAACTTCGCACGGCGTGCCTCGTTGATGGCCTTCTGTTGAGCCAGTGTGTCACGACGAGACATCCGCTTCTTCGGAGATTGCTTCTCGTTACAGACACGAATCTGTGTCAACAGTTTGTTGAGATGCCAATACTGGCACTCCATCGGGACGCTCAGGGTGAACATCCAGTAGTAGATGATCTCGGCAGTGATGATTTCTCGACTTGCCGGACCAATCGACTTTGCGAACCACGTAGCAGTCATCTTCTTGCAGATGTACTCGCCGATGTCGTCGTGGTTCTTTTGAGAGAGTCTGTCGAGAACTGACTGAGGAATATCGGGTGTCAAGAGCATGCACCGGATGTAGGTAAGCGCTTCCTCGTCAGTCCGTTCGTCATCGTTAAGGAAGGGCTTCTCGTGAAGCTCCTCCCATTTTGACAAGGAGACCAGAGAATGCTCCAGGGTCAGGACAACCGCGGGCTCGAGTTCGACGAACACTTCTGTTGCATCGTTGTAGCCTTCGATTGCGGGGACTGTGATGGTTAGCATTCTCTGGTCTCCTTTCAGGGACGGATCAGTAGATGAACGTCCAGTCGTCGTCGACGCCGGCGGCCAGCTTGTAGGTGGCCTTCGGGACCGCGATGACCGTGGTGGTCTTCGTGATGACGAGAGCACCGGCGACCTTGGTGACGCCGTCGACCTGGTAGTCGATGCCGGCGGTGACCGGGATCGTGACGGTGTGCGTGCCCTGGACGTAGGTCGGAGCAACCGGAGTGGCGTCGGTGAGGACGGTTCCGATCAGGCCGAACAGTTCCGCCGGGAGGGGCAGGCGCGGGTCGACTGCGACATCGCCGTACAGCACCAGTTCGAGGGCCGCGAGCTTGACCGGATCGGTCGCCGTGGAATCGATGGTGATGATGGCGGACGGCTTGAGGCCGGGGATGTCGACCTTGTCGGTCGAGAGGTCCCAGCTGAGGGCCGTCAGTTCCGGCGAGTCGTTGATGGTCGTGTAGGCACGCTCCGAGGGAGCAGCCATGGCGCCGTAGACGACGTGCAGGTTGTAGCCGAGGTCGGGGTCGATGTCGTTGCCGATCTTGGTCTTGTAGCAGAACCCGAAGGGCTTCCGGGGCTGCTGACCGACGCTGACACCGGGGTACGGGGTTGCGGTGCCGTCGCAGGCATCGAACTCGACCGGCGAGTAGAACGCCTCGATGGTGGCGGCGAACTCCTCTGCGGAGATCAGGTTGGCGTAGACGCGGTTGTCCGCGTACTGCTTGTTGGACTCGGCGCCGGAGGGCTTCTCGGTGACGGTCGTCAGACCGCTCCAAGCAACGCCCAGCGGGTAGAGGCCCAACGCGTTCTGCGGGTAGAGGACGCCCTTCTCGACGCCGTTCTCGAACTTGCGGGTGCCAGTGGCATCCCAGACGAGCTTGCTCATTGTGTTCCTTTCAGTAGAACAGGGTGTAAATGCTGTGGTTGAGGCCTTCGGTCTTGAAACCCCTGTTGAACGAGCTTGAAGGGAGATCTGCCACCATGTCCGGGATGAGACTGTCAGGGTCTCGGTCGATCACGGTCACCAAATATCGCTTCCTGCGCGCGTAGGGCTGGTTGTCAGCATGAGACGTCTTCTCGAAGTCACGTTCGTACGTGATGCAAGGATATGACATCTTGTCGCTGGTAGGGGGCTCGAAGTAGACGGGCAACGCGGGATCAGTCAGTGCCTGCAGGAGGCTCTGGAGCTGGAGGCGTCGGGCCATCGTACACACCTCCCATCCGCAAGATGAGGCGGGGGCGCTTCAGATCGATATGAGAAATCGTCCAGCGTTCCCCCGCCCACATGATGTAGCGAATGGCAAGGAGGTGCTCAAAAGCGTAGGCGTTTCCTATGACACTGATGGAGTTGTCAATGACTCGGTCGGTGTTGACTTTGTCACTGGACTCCGTCTGGAGTGCGGCGCTTAGCACATCGCCAGAATATGGAAGTTCTGTGATGGTGTCGCGCCACACTCCAGGTGCAGTTTCCGTGGATTCACCGAAGCCGATCAGACCACGGTACCTTGCCATGGGCCGTGATCAGCCGCCGACCGGGGGCACAACCGGGGTCGGGAGCATGTCCTCGACGGACTCGACGGTCGGAACGTGGCCGACCTCCCAGATGACCAGGGCCGACTTGGGCTTGGTCAGGGCACCGGACAGCCGGCTCTCGTACAGGTACTTGAGCTGGTTGTAGTCGATGTCGAAGTCGTCGAAGAAGTTGACCTCTCCGCCCTTGTCGGCACCGATGGTGTAGTCGGTCAGGTTGACGATGACGCCGAGCAGGTGCGGAATCTGCTCCATCGGCTCGACCTCGACGATCTCGGAGACGTTCAGCGCGGCGCACAGCTCGGCATCCGAGTTGTAGAGCCGACGCTTGTTGTCGTCCTTGAGCAGCAGCATCGCGACGTGCTGCTCGTTGGTCGTGAAGAAGGTCGGAGCGCCGGAGCCCTTGTAGTCGTTCCGAGCGCGCAGCATGGCGTCCACGAAGGTGTCGCCGGCAGCCGCAGAAGCGACCTTGTCGTAGACGACCTGGTGGGCGAACAGCGAGTTCTCCTTGATGATCGGGCGGATGTGCTCCTCGTCGATCTTGTCCTCGTCGTCGATGGCCCGGCCGTCGGACAGCAGGATCGCGCGTGCGGTCTCCTCGAGGAAGAGCAGACGCATCTGCTTCTTCATCCAGGCCACGACGTCCATGTCCGTGATGTCGGTGATGTCATCGCGGTCCAGCTTGGCCTTGATGTAGAAGGTCTTCGGGCCAGTGACCCGCTTGAGGACCTTCAGGAGCATCTCCTTCTTGAACTTGCCCTTGACGTACCCACGGGCACGGGCCTGCTCGGCGGTGATGTCGGCGACGACGCACTTGACCCGCGAGAACGGGGAGTGGACGCAGCCATCGATGACCTTGGAGACCCAGGCCATCCGGCGGGTGATGAGCTCCGGCTCGTTGGAGGTGACGCGAGCGTCGGGGAAGAGGACGTCCTCCATGTTGGTGATGCCGAACTCGCCGGCGTGCGCGAGGAAGGCGCCCTTGAAGGAGCCGGACTTCTTGAAGTCCTCGACGATGGTGAGCATCTGGGCGTGGGAGAGCGTGACACCCTGGCTCTGCTGAGCGGTGTCCTGGTTGTGGTTCATGAAGACGTTGCGCACGGGATTTCCTTCCTGGTTGGCGTGCTGGATGTTGTCACCGTCGGTGGAGTCGTCGGTGTCGTCGGTCTCGTCGGCGTCGTCCTCGTCGAGGTCTTCGTCGTCGCTGTCATCGTCCGAGTGCTGCACAGTCGGGGCGCCCTTGAGGGTCTCCTCGATCATGTACAGAAGGACGTCCTTCTGTTCGGGATTGAAGGTATCCAGGATGTCCTGGATCGACTTGTCCCCTTCTGCGTGTGCCATGGAGGCTCCTTCGGGGTCGTCGGAGAAGTCGGGCTGCTGCCAGACGTTGACTTCCCCTGAGAAGTCGGCGTGCTCGATGAACAAGCCGGTGTAGATGACAGCCTCCGACTCGACAGGGGTGAAGTCATCACCGTGCTGCAAGAGGATGTTGTCGATGTAGGCGCCGGGGTTCGCGCCAGAGATGACGAGGCTGAGCTCACGGATTGCACCGTGGAGAACGTCCTTGCCCTTCTGGATGAGCTTGTTCGCGAAGATGGAGAGCATGTTGATGTCTCCGTGTGCGACGAGCTGCTTTGCGACCTGGCCGCGTTCGGTCTCGTTGAACCATGCGTAGGCGTAGACGCCTTCGGGCCGGTTCTGGAGAAGGGCGTGTCCGAGAACGTTCTCGGGGTCGTTGTGGCCGTGTTGCCACAGCAGAGGGACCGTGAAACCATCGTTCACCTTGAAGGCGTTTGCACGGATCGTGCGGCCGTCAGAGCATTCGAGGTCATTCTTGGTGGCCCATCCGCTGAAGTCAGGCTTTGTTACTGCCATTTTGATCCTTTCGTATCAGCGTTTGGCGCGAAGCTTCTTCAACTCACGCTTGTAGGTAGCTTCAGCTTTTGCGACGGCGTTCTTCAGATCGTTCGCAACCTTACCGAGGTCCATAGAAGCGGCCTGCTTTTGGTTCTTGGTTTCGAACGCCTGTACCTTCAGGTTGACGGTTGCCGGGTTTGCCAGATCCTTGGTGTTCAGCCAAGCCTTGAGCTTGTCTTGGATCTGCTTCCGCTCGTGAGCCGCCTTCTTTCGGGCCGACGCAATCTTGGAGGTTTCGACTTTCTTCAGGCGTGATGCCCCAGAGGTGTGTGCTTGCGCATGTGCGGGCTTGCGGCCTTTGAGCTTTCGAACCCGCATGTAGTAGTCATGCGCCTTCTGCGGGTTGTACTTCTCATCGGCGTAATGCGCCAGGAATTCTTCAGCCTGTCCCATCACCACCACCCTTGAGAATGTTGTCGATGTCTGCGTTCAGACCAGCAAAGACGCTAGCCATCAGCGACTCCTCGTCTGAAGCCCCAGCAGTATCAGTCGCTGTGGGATCGGCAGTCGGGTCGACGTTCGGATCAGCAGCTGACGGATCAACTGTTGACGGCGAACCAGGCGCTCCGGCACTCATGTTCCTGTTGCCAGGGACACCAGACGTTGCGCTGTTCAGCGGCTTCAAGCCGAGGTACGGACGAATCTCGTCAGGAGCAGTGATCTCGTTGCGGGACAACGAATCAGCAGCCTCAGACAGAGCAGCGACCGACAGCAACTTGAACGGATCGCGAAGGTACATGATCGACTGGCCTTGCGTGCGCGAGGTCTTCGTCAAGAACTTCCGCTTCATCTCTTCCGAGATTGCACGAAGGATGGGTTCGACCGTGCGGCCGTAGTAGTTCAACATCGTCGCTTCGTCAGCGGTTCCGTCGAGTACTTCCTTCGTGATGCCGAGCTGTCCGTAGAGCATCTCAGTCAGGTACTCGACCTGCTTGAGGAGGTTGTTCTCTACAGGGCGATTCAGCTGGGTGATCTTTTCGGTGCCGTCGGCATAGCCGATGCCGTACTTGGAATCCTTCAGCTGGTCCTCGAGAGCCTGTCGCCGATCGTTCGCCTGCTGTCGACGAGTGTCAGACCTGATCACGTATGGCAGCTGGATGATGAGATCCAACTTCCCGGAACTGGTCTGCTCGTCAACCGAGTCGAGCATGTTGAGTTTGGCGATGAGCCTCTGGAGGGTCGAGTTGCGCTCGTTCATGACGGAATATAGCGGGTTCTCGATGATCGCGACTGTCGACTTGTCAACGATGATGTCCTTGAACTGACCATCGTTCTCGTCGTACAGACGGACCCTGACCTTTCGGGGGAACCACTCGACGATCTCTCCGATTCGCATCGAGAGAATATCGTATCCGCTTGTGATGTTCGGGTTCAACGTCGTATCGACAGGCACAATCGCCAAGACACCCTTATCAAAGAGCGTCATCGCAATATCCTGTCGGAACGCACTCGCTGCCTGGTCGATGTTTGCTTCGATGGTCAGACAGTTGTTGAGGTAGCTCTTGATCGTCTCGATGTAGCGATCGTTGTCGTCGAGACGGATATGGTACATCGATACCGATGCCACGTCAATCCCAATACGGTTGTAGATCGCTGCGATGATCGAGCGTTCGTTCGTCACTCGCATCCGAATGCGGTCGTTCCGAAGTCCGTAGCCCGGACCCAGACCTTGCCGTGAACGGGGGTTTGCTTCATCGCTTCGGAACGCGTTCCATGCATGCCGAAGTTTGCCGCCTATTGTGGTATTAGCCATACTCACCTCCTTTCCTTGTCATTCGAATGCATCCTTGTTGAGCTTGTAAGCAACGAACGCGTCCATCATGGCTGCGACGTTGTCAATCTTGGCGTCTTGCCGGCGCTTCAGAAGCTTCCGGTTGCCGTTTGTGTCCTCGATCACGATGGAGTTGCCCATCGCAAACTTCATGAGTTGCTCGTCGAAGATCAGAGCGTGTTGTTCACTGAGATGCTTCAGTTCCCCGAGAGGAACCGACTCAGTGCGAGCGCCCTGGATGACCTTCTCGATGCCGTAAGGCGTGTTCTCTTCCGCCCATCGGGCTACGAACTCCTTGGCGTTGTAGGGGTCATACCCGAAAGCACAGACATCGTACTCTCGTTCTTGGATGTGACGATCAAGATCTTCGTAGACCTCGTCCATGTCAAGGATGGTACCTTGCAGAACGATGAGGCTTCCTTCCTTGATGAACTCGTCGTACTTCATTCGCATAGCCGCGGGGAGGACCTCCCACGTACGTGACGAGATATAACTCCGGGTCTTGATCCCGAAAGTTCCGTTGTTGAGCGGGAAGAGGAAGGTGAACGCACAGAAGTCATCGCCCTGTGAAAGGTCAGCGCCCATAGCGCAACGCAATCCATCAAAGCGCCGAGATCTTTGCGGTTTGAACGGCTCGGTTTCCTCATACGTGAAGAAGAACGTGAACCCTTCCATGGGGATACCGAAGCGCTTTGCGAGGATGTCATTGGCGGCCGCGGGGGCCGCTTCTGCACGCTCTACATCACGCTGGTAAACCTCGTATGAGACGGTGTGCCCGATGTTCGGTTGTGCCTTCGGCCACATCTCAGGATTGTTGACTTCTGCAACGCTGTCGAGTTTGTACCACCAGATGGAGACGTTGTCGAAAGCGTCGGGGTCATCTCGGAGGATCATACTTAGCTCCATTTTGACAGTGTCGCCACTGCCGTTACGGACCGTACCCTCAGAGCTGATCGCCACAATCACGTAGTCGTCCAACTTGGAAGCGCCTTGCTCGATAGCGCCGATGACATCCTCACGGACATCGCCAGATAGCCATTCGTCGACTGTGGAACAGAAAGGTCGAAGACCCTGCAGTTTGTTGATCGACATCGGGCGGACCTCGACGAGCGAACCCGTCAGGAAGTTCTCTACGCCCTTCTTGGTGGAAGCCAACTTAGCGCGGTTGACTCTGGACCCCGATGTGCTCTGGAGAGAGCCTTCAGTTAGGAACTTGAAGAGGGGTCCTCGTGCGCGCGTGACTGACGTCCTGATCGGCGACATCACCTCGTCTGCCTGCTTCATGGTTGGAGCAGTAGTGATCTGGTGGGTCGTCGCGGTGTTGACGTTCAAGAAGTAGTTCTGGATGCACGAGGCATACATCGACTTTGCGCCACCACGAGCGACAATCAAGTACTGCTTGTTCTTGAGTCGCTTCTTGACTTTCTTCGTTACGAAGTGGCCTTGCCGATCCTCGGTCGCGGGAACGTAAACGCTCCGTTCGACGAAGTAGAACCAGGAAAGCAGGGACTCGGCCCACAACTTGAATGAGTCGAGTAGATGCAGATCACCTCCATCAGTGAGTGTTAGCTCGTTCTCACAATAAGCGATGAACCCGTCAATGGCTTTGTCATCGTAGTAGTAGTGAGGATCAGCTATCAGCCGGTCAATGCGGTTCATCTCCAAGCCGACTTCAATGCTGACGGGGATCTCGGAGCGCATGACGGCGGCACGGAACTTTCCGTAGTACGTCGGTGTTGCTGTGTTGGAAAGCACCGTGCTCACCCCCTTCCATTATGGCGTTACTGCGCGCCTCGGCTTGTACTTGCCCTTGCTCATCGCACCGACAAGGATCGCAGCGGCCGACTTACCCATGGGGCTGTTGTAGAGCGCGTGGACCTCTTGTGCGGTCTTCGTGTAGGTCAGGATCTTCTTCACCTGGGCGTTGCCCTTGTCGAAGTTCGACTTCTCGGCGGTGAGTTCCCGGTACTGCTTCTCCAGGTTCATCCGCTTGATGACCGTCTCGAGATCCTTGTTCGTCATCCCGTGCATCGGGTTGAGAGCAGCCTCGCGCGCGTTCACGTGATCCTTGGTGCTACCGATCTGGTAGACCCCCTTGGAGATCTCACCAGTCGCAGGGTCCAGGAGCATGTGCGCGGAACCGCTGGACTCGTTCTTTCGATGACCCCAGTGCATCCCCATCACACCGAAGTGCGCGAGGGAGTTGATCTGGTCCATTGCAGCTTGTGTCATGTCTACCACGGTAGTGGCACCTCCTTCGGAGCGGATTC